GAATTGCAGCTGCATCGACGGCAACCGGAAGATAAGCACCCGGCGCTGCACCACAAAGCATTTCTCCCGCATCAGCGGGTAACGACAGAGGGTAAGAGCATGCGTAAACCTAAAGCTACAAGCGAAACAGTGGTTCATTTCACCATGATGCGCCGACCTGATTGTGCAAAGCATGGTGATCAGCGCGGCAGAGTGTGGCGACATAAGTATCAATTCCTTGATAGCGCATTTTGCAGGGCTGCAAGCCAAATATCTCCCCGCTCATTTAATTTCAATCAATAGCCGCCTAACCAGCGGCTTTTTTCATACCTCAGTCGCTTCACCGAGGCGGCTTAGTTATGACAACCGGCGGCCATCCACCGCCCATTAGCGCAGAAGTCTTGTATTAACCGTTCCGTTCGCCGCGATAAGGCTAAGAGGTAATCATGGTAAATCAGCAGCAGATCAGAGAGGCCCAACGGCTCGCGTCGTTCGCGGTACTCCATCGCAATGCTCCGGCGTGGGAAGAAGCAAAACGCCTTTACGCCGTCGCCATCGGGAGGACTCTTCACTGATGGAAACTTTATTCGCACTCGTCCTGACCGTGGCAATGACCAACGGTGATTATCAGGATGTCATTCTCGGCGTTTACGACAGCCAGCAGGAATGCAGCCTGGCAGCTACAGAGCAGAAAGTGTCAGCTGAGTGCTGGCCGGTAGAAAGCATCATCCGCAACGGCGAGTTCCCGGCGAAATCCATCGCGCAGCAGTAACCACCCTATTCAACCGATCGGCCTGGCATTACGCGGGCGGGATCTGCACATCCAAATTTCAGGAGAAACCATGAGCGAAGTAACGGACTTAACTGTCATCGAAATCAAGCCGGAACAGGCCCCAGTGCTTTACGTAGCGGGCGGCCTTGACGCGTACCTTGAGCAAATCCGCCAGGCTGTAAACGAAGTGCCGGACCTGTCCACGAAGAAAGGCCGTGACCGTGTTGCCTCTCTGGCAGCGCAGGTGTCCCGCAGCAAGACGGCAATCGAAAAGCCGGGCCGTGAGTACCTGAAGCGCCTGAAAGAGGCTGTGCGTCCGGCTGAGGCCGAAATTAAGCGATTCGTTGATGCCTGCGACGAGCTGCGCGATGCGACCCGCCGCCCACTCACCGAATGGGAAGCCGAGCAGGAACGCATTAAGGCTGAAGAAGCCATGAACGCGATGCACGCCGAAGCGCTGGAGATGAACATCAGGTTCGATCAGGAGCTGGCTGCCAAGTTCGAAGCGGACCACGAAATGGCTCTACTGATGAACAAGGATTTTGACCGTGACCGCGAAGAGCAGCGCCGTCTGGCGGAACAGGCTCAGCGTGAACGTGATGATCGGCTGAAACAGGAAGCGGCAGAACAAGCCCGCCGCGATGCCGAAGCGAAGCACAAAGCGGAGATTGAAGCCGCAGCGCGCCGTGAAGCCGAAGAGAAAGCCCGCGCTGAACTGGCGGAGCGCCAGCGCGTCGAAGCGGAACAGCGTGCAGCTCGCGAGAAGCAGGAAGCGGAAGCCCGGGCGGAACGCGAAAAAGCCGCGGCGGTTGAAGCCGAGCGCCTGAAGGCCAAACAGGCCGAAGATGCCCGCCTGGCCGAAGAGAAGCGCCTCGCCGATGAGCAGGCAAAGCGTGAAGCTGACGTTAAGCACCGCAAGACGGTCGGCACCAACATCGTTAACGCGCTCACCAGCCAAACCAGCTTAACCCGCGAGCAGGCTATCGAAGTGCTTACCGCTCTGAAAGATGACCTGATCCCCTGCGCGAAAATTCATTACTGAGGCAACCATGAACGCATACCTCACTTACGACCGCATCGAAGATCGGCGCTGGGCTGAGCAGCAGATCACCGACGAGAAAGAGAAGTGGATCGACGACCGGGCGCAGAAAATCATCGACATGATGCCTAAAGAGCCGTCCGGCCTCTTCCACTTCACGATCCCGATAGACTCCAGCCCATACGAAGGGCTTCGCAGCGATAAAGCTGGCGAGGCCTACAACGATTTCATTTCGGCAGTTGCTTACGCCCAGGCGGAATACGACTGGGAACACCGTACCGGCTGCCCGTTTTAATTTTTGAGGGATTTAACAATGAGTACTGCACTTTCCACCATGGCCGGGAAACTGGCCGCACGCCTCGGCATGGATGCCGGTACAGACCTGATGAATACGCTGAAGAATACAGCGTTCAAAGGTGGCAACGTCACGGACGAGCAATTTACAGCCCTGCTAATCGTCGCCAACCAGTACGGCCTGAACCCATGGACCAAAGAGATTTATGCCTTTCCAGATAAAGGCGGGATTGTCCCGGTCGTCGGCGTTGATGGATGGGCTCGCATTATCAACGAACATCCTCAGTTTGACGGCATGGAATTCTCTTACGACAAGGAGGAAGGCGCGTGTACCTGCAAGATTTACCGCAAAGACCGTAAGCACCCGACCATCGTCACCGAGTACATGGGAGAGTGCAAACGCAACACTCAGCCATGGCAGTCCCACCCTACCCGCATGCTTCGCCACAAGACGCTGATCCAGTGCGCGCGTCTGGCCTTTGGTTTCGCTGGCATCTTCGACCAGGACGAGGCAGAGCGAGTAATTGAAGGAACAACGGCAGAGGTTCATGCGGGCCATGAATCAGATAGCCGCCGCCCGGAACTGATCGCAAAAGGTGAGTCCGCCGCGCGCCTTGGAACCGTTAAGTATCAGGAGTTCTGGGTGGCGCTGAGCGCCGAAGAGAAACAGGTGATCGGCGCAGTTGAGAAACGACGCATGTATGACATGAGTCTTGCTGTCGACAACGCCGAACCTGTCAATGTCGCAGAGACGGAGGCTGAATGATAGAGCAACGCACCCCTGAATGGTTTGCTGCGCGCTGCGGCAAGGTCACAGCCAGTCGCCTGGCTGATGTCATGGCCCGGACTAAGTCGGGCTACTCCACCAGCCGCCAGAACTACATGGCCGAGCTGATTTGCCAACGGCTGACCGGGAAGCTGGAGGAAGGGTTTTCGAATGCCGCGATGATGCGCGGCACTGAACTTGAGCCAGTGGCACGCGAAATGTACGCGCTGAATGAGTTCAATGCGGCAATCACTGAAGTTGGGCTCATCGATCACCCAACCATACCCGGATTCGCAGCCAGCCCGGACGGACTTGTCAACGACGACGGGCTTATCGAAATCAAATGCCCCAACACCTGGACCCATCTTGAAACGCTGAAAACTGGTGAGCCAAAGCGCCAGTACATGCTGCAAATGCATGCACAGATGATGTGCACCGGGCGGAAATGGTGTGATTTCGTTAGTTTCGATGATCGCCTGCCGCCTGACCTCGCCTATTTCAAGAAGCGGATTCATTTCGATGAAGAGCTGGCGCGCGAAATCGAATCTGAGGTTAAGAGCTTCCTTGCAGATCTGGAATCGGAAATTCAGAAAATCACAGAGCGTGCAGCATGAAACGCACACCATTTTACCGCAGGCCAGGGCGCACCGGGCTATATCCAGCAAAGGCAGTACCCGCGAAACAGCGAGTGATGTCGTAGCCACTTTGGGAGTGCAGTGATGATGAAGCTGATTAATCGCAGTAAGCAATCACCTATTGGTCGCCGCGCTTGCGATGTTGCGCTGGCGGCTCACTTGCAAACATATGGCGACTATGGGCGAAGCAAGATGAAAGAGACTTATACGGTGAAGGTTGAAGGCGTGAAAGTCTGGGTGGAGGTGGTGAACCGAAAGGCGAGCTACGTGGCCACAGCGATGACCGGCATGCGCCGTCTCCGCTCCCTGCCCGGGCAGGTTGGTTGAAAAAGATTTTGAATGGCCCGAACGGGCAACTGGAGAGAGCTATGGATGATATTTTGGTAACGTCAGACCTGACCAGTCGCTACAAAATTTCACGCAAAACCCTTTGGTCATGGCAAAGTGCAGACACAATGCCTCGGGGCTTCGTATGCCCGTTCCCACCCCCTGACTGGCCCGGCAACCCTAACCGCTGGCGCTCTGAGTCAATCAAAGAGTGGGAGGATAAAAAGAAGATAAATTAACTGAAGGGCTCTCCGATGATCTCTTCAAGATGGCTCTGCCAAACGCGGAGCCAGTGTTTCTGATCATCGATATAGTCATGAAGGTTGTAATGCGCCATAACCCCCACCATCTGATGCCCGAGCAGCTTTTCAATTACGTGCGGCGGGCAACCTAACTCAGAGAGATTTGTGGCTATCGTCCGCCTCATATCATGAAGCGACCACTCTGCCATACCTGTTCCATTCCAAATAGAACGGGCGTAATTGGATGCCACAGGTGAATGAACGGGCGAATCTTTGATCCCGCCATCAATTTTACGTTGTGAAGTCACCAGGTGATTGGTGTTTATTTTCTTGAGGTGATTTCTGACCAGGTTAACGGCGGCGTCTGAGAGTCCCCTTCTAATATGTACCCGAGTTTTATAACTGCCCGCAGGCACGACCCACTCATTATCATCCAATCGAAACCATGATCTCTCACTAAGTCGAATCTCAGCCGTACGGCATCCGGTAAGCATAATAAATTTCACCAGGAAAACGGACTCTATCGACATATGGCTTTTCAACCACTGATAGATTTTGCGCAGATCGTCATCGTCCATCCTGCGAGTTCTCTTTTTAGGCTTTTGCCCGACATCAGATGGCAGTAATCCCTCGAGTGGGTTTGAGGCGATCACACTTCTGTTAACGCAGAACCTAAACGCCCGTTTGCACAGCGAAAGCATGTAATGAGCCATCACCCTGCTTTCTATAGAATCGAAGACGTTGATCCAGTGCATTTTCGCTGTGTTATCGACTTTGACATTCTTCATCGGTTCGGCGATATGTTTCTCAAACACCTGGCGATAGTAATCGACTTTAACTAGCCCGTTAGCGATACAGTGCCTTTCAATCCAGTAATTGAACGCTTCGGCAACGGACATCGCTTCCTGTCGGGTCTGCTTATCCAGCTTCACCTGCTCTCGCGGATCCAGTCCCTCAGTTAACCAGTTTCTGAATTGTTGGCGACGCTCTCTTGCCTGGGTGATACTCATTGCAGGATAATCACCAACATTGAGTTTTACCGCTTTACCGGCCCAGCGATACCGATAGAAAAATGATATTTTTCCGGCCTGGCTGATTCTGGCGTTGAGCCCGTGCGAATCAGAAATAATCTCGATATCATCTCTTTTCTTGCCGAGCGCCTTCCTGAGCTTTGTGTCGGTGATCAT